TTCCTCTAACTCTAATCTTAAATTGATTAGTAGGTTTTTTACTACCAAAACCAATATGAATACGTCTATCATCGTTAGCATAAACTTTAACCATTGAATTGTAATTTGCAACCTGATCTTCATATGTGCCTAATGTCGCATCGTAAACAAAACTTACTATCAGACTAGACCAAGACGAAATTCCTTCGACGTCATAATAATTATACCAATTAGAACTACTCCCCATAACAGAAGTAGTTACAGTAATATCTACAGTTGTATCTGGTGCATACATAAACTCCCAATAGTATTCATTAGCATCTAAATTCATATTTGAACTAGTATTTACTTTATTTCTATAATAAGCTCTTGTTCCAAAAGTACTTCCTGACCACCAACAAATATCTCCTGTATAATATTGGTTTCCTCCAGTATATTCAGAGAAATTTCTTCCTCTAATGGAAAAATTTATATTATCATTGTTTACATTAGGGAGAGTTGTATCTACAGAAACACCATTTATCCCAGTCAATTTAATTAATCCGCTAATCCAATTCCAAATAATATTTTTTAAATTACCAAAAGTTGTAATAAGAGTTGGGTTAATAGGATTTTCTTCTGTATTTCTTTTTTCTGTAAGAAAAACAAAATCATCTCCTATATTATTAAACTCTGTATACTCTTGTATTTTAGGCATATTGTTTATCTCCTTTTTATTCTAAAAATTTTGATCTTCAAGTTTATAAGAATAAGTTGTATAATTCATTCTTGCTATATATACTACACTACCATCTGGTTTAGTAATTTTTACTCTATTATTACAATAGGAATATAGTATGATAGTGTCAATACTTGAAAGACTTGCAGTGTCAAACTCTAGTTTATCTTTACTAGAATAACTGGGATCATTTTTTGTGCATCTTGCTCCTAAACCTATTGTGTACTGTTTGTGTTGAATACCTACATTTGTTAAATAAGCCTGATTGGAATTTAGGGGTCTATAGTATTTTTCAGGTTCATCTAGATGAGCGTCAAAATATAAACCGGCAGCACTATAATAACTACTGTCTACCCCGCTAGCTAATGTAACATAGGTACTTAAATCATCAAACAAATAATAATCATCAGTCTTGGCAGCCACTCCATAAAATACTTTGTCTGGTTGTGTTACATCATAAATAGGCACAATATGAACGTCAGAGCCTCGTTCGCCTTCAGTACTAAAAGATCTATTATTATAATATTTATGAATATCTGCAAAATGTATCCCTCCGCCTTCATCTTTAACAAGCTCTATCATAACAAAAGCATTATAATATAAAAAATCATTAGGAGGTTCAGGGGCTAAAGAAGAATTGTTGTAAGCATAATAATTTTCAACTGTAAATATCTCTTTTAAATTTTTAGTTTTATTGTTTTCTACATATACAATAGCTATATTATCTGCATCATATTTATAATCGACTCTTTTAATATAAAATCGAAAAGGGAATCCTTCATAAGAAGCAAAACGTCCTTTGGGTATAGCTATCGATAAAGTATTATTAAGTTTTTTATATTCATAATCCCACTTTAGTGGTGTCATACCTAATAGTTTTATTACTCCATTTATTTTTTCTTCGTACATTTTACTTAAATTGTTATAAGTAGGCTTTTTTTTGTAATAATCAAAATTCAGATATAGCGTTCTTATAGTATTTATTTTCTTATCCTTTATAATAAAATAAGACATTATATTTCACCACCTAATCTTTAAAAGCAATTGGATCTCTACTACCAGAACTAAATATTTTTATACCGTTACTTAAAGTAGTAATATGATAGTATCTTCCTATTATAGTGGCATTCGCGGGATTGCCTTTAGGAGTGTCTAATTTAACTCCTGTTCCTACTAGATAAGTTGTATCAGCTCCAACTACATTTCTATACCAAGCTTCATTGTCTTTCATTTTGGTAATAAATTTTTGTGTTCCTACATAACTGGTACCTCTAGATATCATCGTACGACGAGAACCTTCCAATTCTGTATCGCTATCGCTTACAGGACGTAAATAACCACTCATTGTTACTCCATAATCAACCCAATCGTGAGTAGTAGTATCAAATAAATTAACAATATGACATTGATTTCTTACTGACGGCGTATTGTTTGTTGGTAATATATGTACACCACCAGCTATATCCACAATTTTAAAAAAGGAAGTTTTGAAACAAGTATCTCGATATGGCCTCCATTCCATAGAATTATTAGCATCATAATAGTTACCAAAAAAAGCTGCTCCAGTAAAGCATTTTTTAAAACCATTGTTAGTTAGTACATACATGTTAACGCCTTCGTACCACTTTCCCCAATATTTAGTTGTCTCGTGTTGAGTATCTTCTAACTTAAATGTAACATCTGGCATTTCAGCAAAATATCCTTGTACTGAACGACAAAAAGGATAATAATAATCTTCATAGTCAACTTTATTATTAGGTCTATAACCATACCTAACCTCTTCCTGTACATATTCAGTAATATAAAACCCCATAGCATCTGCAATTTTACGTAATTTTTCAGTAGAAAATTGAGTTAAAGTATCGCGATATTGTGTAAATTTATCTACTGCCTCAGAGCCAGTACAACCAGAAGGAGGGTCTTTCCAATCATAAGTTCCGTTTTCTTCTCTAACCCAATACTTTCTCTTATCTGGTGAATCTACATAAACAGTTTTAAATTCTAAAGACATTATTTATTCTCCTTTCTTAAGGTATAGGAACTTCTACTTGTGGAATATCAAAAGTTTCTACTTCATAAGTTACTAATTCGCAAATAGTTCCTCCATTAATTCCGTATCCAGTTCCAGCTCCAGGGTCATTGATTTCTGGTAGCGGTAAGGTTGCTCCGATAGCAACATTTTCTAAATTTCTTCTAACACAAGCAATAATATCTTTACTGTCATAGCTCAATGTAAGACTTAAAATAGACTTGCCATCAACAGAAGTTTGTATTGTAGGCATAAAACTAATGCCAGTAATAACTTTAAAGGTTTCTGAACGATAACCATCTAAATAAAGGCTATTAAAACGACCATAACCAGCTATCAAATTACCTTTATAGTCTACACTAAAATTTTTTCCTAAACAAATGCCGTCTGTTCCAATATAAGCACTGTTGGAAGGATTTACACTAGGAACTGTTTCACTCCATCCATCCATATCTGGATCTTTCCAAGCGTAAGTGGCGTAATGAAATTTATTAATGCCTTGACCTATATAACTATTTGGCATTTCTTCAATTTCATATATATCTTTGTTTTCTAAATCTTCTTCTGTATACTCTCCATAAGCATTAGGATTATCTTCATAGTTTAGAATACCTCTATCTAAACTATCGTTAATTGGTAAATTATTACTATCTCTAATATAGGACATTTTTTCAGGGATAATCCAAATAATGTTTCCATTTTCATTTCTTTCATACAAATTTTGACCTCTTGAACCTACCATTTGTATACTTGAATATAATATATCCCCTTCTGTTGTATCTTCTTTTCGTTCATATGAACCATCAAACGTAACTGCTAATCTAGTACAATAAATATTATTATCTTCATCGTGCTCAAAAATAATCTCATCATATTCATTTCTTTCATACTTGAAACTACCATTTTCATCGGTTTCGTAGATGATTTCACCTACTCCTCCATGAACAATTGTTCCATCTGCTTGTCTTCTATCACATAAAACATTACCATTTTCATCGGTTTCGTATAGATATCCACCCCTATTGGTATATACATAATTTCCAGTAGTTGCATCTATTACTTTAATCGCATTCTGGGGAATTAAAAGAGGTTTAGCTCCTACAGGAATATATTTTAAAATAGTATTCTTAATAATGGGTTCACCGGCTCCATCATATATAATACGATATTCACTACCATTAATAACCCAACAGTTTCTATCTATTATATCAGGATTGTCTGAGTCGGTATTACGAGGACCTACCTTAACTACACCATCGACTGTAACATAGAAGTTTTTACCAATAGAAAATCCATTATTATTTAAAAAGAAACCATCTTTTTTACTATTTAATTCATTATGTCCACCGGAGAATATTTTACCATTTTCACTATCAAATCTAATATAGTTTTCTTTACCATTGATTTCAATACCTTCGGTACCACCGGCATATAAATTACCTTCCGCGTCAACTCTAAATTTACCAGAACCAAACGCGATACCCGGAGTAGTAAGGTCAATAACCATACCCGCATTTTGAATATTGTCATTATTAGATACTTTACCAGTAGACAATAATTCATTTATATCTTCATAAGCTGACTGCGTAGGCAAACCTGTATTGGCATCAAGCCATTTTTTATCTGAATTAAACAAATTAGAACTATATAACAAAGCTCTATCTTGAGTAGGGTCTATTATAATTTGTCCACCATTAGAAGTGCCAAATATAGCAGAACCATTATTTGAACTTAATTTAAAGGTCTGATTGCCTTTATTATATCCAAATAAACCTAATTGAGCATTTGCGGCAGGAGGGTCTACAGTAGAATCAAGTATATTCTTCTGACCCATAACAACACCAGTGAACGAGTTATCTTCTTCTTTAACCCCAGCACCCATCTGTGGAGCCAAGAGATAACCATCATTAACCTCAACCTTGTTTCCATCCCAAGCATTAAAGTTATTCATACCATATCTATTATAATAGAATATAATAGGGTTAATATGAACGGCATTATCTGTGCTTATTTTAACATAATTTAAAGTAATACCATCGTCATATTTATTTTTAGGCTTGGGAGCAAAAGCAGGAGCTACATCAGCTCCATCTTTAGTTTGATATGTGAAGTGCGGAGACACAGACCATGTTACCTCACCCGAGCTAACATCCACTTCATCCAGGGTAGCCACAAAAGGTCTGGAACTATCATATTGAGGATTAGTCCCGTCCGCAGCATACATTACTTCAGAATATCCTTCTCTGATTGCGGGCTTGGGAGTATCGCTGCTATTAACAATAGTCAATTCAATAGGATAATAACAATATACTTTTTGCGGGGTCCCGGCTAAAGTTTCGCTGTCCAGGGTTATTTCCGCCTGAACGATGTTGACATATATCTTATCTATCTCGATAGGAATAACATTGTCATTCTTGTCTAAAACTCTTGAAATCTTCCCATCGTTATCTATTGTAAAGCAAGGATTAGTATTCTTTTCATCAAACATTGAAAAATTAACAGTATATCCTGCTTTTAATTCTTCATCATCTTCCCATACTTTAACGAAAAGAGGATTAACGCCATCCTCTCCCCATTGAATGTAACCTGTATCCTTATAATAAGACAAAGTTCCATCTGCTGTATTATAAAGGAATTTAAGCTTTTGTTCTTTACCGTCTTTTATTTGTCCGTAAGGAAGACTGTCTTCCGCACCATTTCCGCCCCAAACGATCTGAGCTGAGTATGCAGTACCATTAGTACCTAACTGTCCTTCCTTAGTAAAGGTAATATTAGTAAAAGCAGTAGTAACAGTTCCAAGAAAATCTACTTTTAATTTAATGGTGCTACCCATTTTCTTAAAGTCAAATCTCTTTGCGATGCCATAAGCCAAAGGTACATTACCTGTCTTATGGACTATGTAACTATTGCTTTCCGCATCAAAAGCACTATTATCTGAATAAGTGAACATACTATCCTTTGGAATAGTCCAAGTAGCACTTACTTGTTCATATTCACTTTCAGAAAGTTCAATACCATTCTCTTTAATTAACCTGAAAGAAAGTGCGGGGACCGCGTTAATCATAGATGATGTGGGCCCAAGATAACTGGGCGAGAGTGGTGAATTACCATTTACATCATATTTATATAATCTATCTCCATCTATAATACTTAAGAACATTCCTTCTTTATCTTCATCTTCCGAAGGGTCAATAGTGGAAATAATTAAACTATCTGAACCAAGTTCAATCAATTCATCTTCTGTATTCTTATAATAAACAGAACAAACAAATTCATTTAAATTATTGATATAACTTACTGGATAACTGAATTCCGCAACGAACTCATTATCTTCTGTAAGTCTGGTATTTTCAGTTTGTTTGATTGAGTCCAAATATTCTGTAACTGGCTGAAACTCTTGATTAAATATTAACCATTGATATGAAATACGTTCTATATTGTCTTCTGTATTAGTAACTCCTTCTGAACGAGTAGTTACTCTTAATCTAACTTTGCCAATATTCTTAACATATTGATTAGTCCCTGTAGCAGAAGTCAATTCAACAAAATTAACATTAGTTAAGTTCTTTAAAGTAATTATAGAAGAAATTTGAATTTCCTTATAAATTAAAACACACTTATATTTCTTTTCAGAAATAAAGTCATCTTTATTTACTTTTAATGTAAATTGACTTGGATCCCCTGGATTAAGCAATCTCCACCCAAGCCCGCCATAAGCGTTAAATCCTTCTTCTCCTATTTGAACTTGTAAGTCTTCTTTGAACCAATACATTTGACAAGTACTTTCAGTAATACTTGTAACTTTACCTTTTATTCTAAAAGTAGGAGTAATAGTTTTTACTCCACTTAAGCTTTCTGTAAAATACTCTCCTTCAGAAGCTTTAAGTGTTAAAGAATAACCATTATAATCATCAGAAGATAAAACATTCATTACTGAAAGATTAAGGTCTTTAATCTCAATGTCAATTATATTTTCTTTGTTTGGGTCGTGGTTAAAACCGTGACAAAAATAAGTGAACTGAGGCACCTTTGTCCTATCATACTCTAATTCTTTATCAAGAGTAAAGATAACAGTTTGCGGGGTCCAGTCAGTCAACCCATACGGGTTACCCAACATTTTGTTCACGTCAAGCGTTACCAATACCCAGTCAGACTCTCTTTCACCGGAGTCCGCATTATTACGAATTACAGGTATTTTTAAAGTTAGACCATAATTTCCTTTACTTTGCTGCTCTTTTGCAAGATTAGTCTTAAATAAAGCACTAAAACTAAAAGTGTTATACTTGCTCATATAAGCAACAAACATATCAGCAAAATCTGAATAATTAGTAATAGGTTGGTCTTCACTATTAGTATCCTTGTAAGAGCTTAATTGAATTATATTATTGTCAATAGTGAATAAGTTATCAGAAATGGGATAATACTTATTTACGACTTCTGTGTCTTCAATAAAAATTTCTCCAGATAAATTAGTTGTACCTAAAATAATCTTCTTCTGCGAGAAATCTCCTTCTGGGATAAGAACATACACAGGATCGCCAACTTTAAACACTATGTTTGAAGTAGCATAAGCTTCAAAACTACTACCCATATATTTAACTTTATAGGCTTTCGAACTTTCATCTATCACTTCTTCAAGAACCGCTTGAATTGTTAAAGTAGATTTAGAGTTTTTAACAGCAGTTTCCGCAAATTGTTGCATCGTTTGATACAAGCTTTGCTGAATATCATTCATTTCTTTACCTCCTTTTCTCTCTGATAAAATATATGAAAATTGCGGGAAGCAGATTATTATATTTAGTCCAAAAAAGAAAAAGAGGATAGCGTAAAGCTATCCTCTTTAATAATTAAGAAGTGTATTGACTTGCAAGAGTAGGAAGACTTAAGAGTGCTTCTCTGATTGACTCCACTTCTGTTGCGTTCGGGAATTCTGCCGTGACATTTATCACCTGCTGGGGTGAAGTTTTTTCAACGGGAACCCCGCCACTACTCATGCCTGAAAGCATAGAATTAGATATGCTATTTAACAAAGTAGTCATACTACGAGCAATATCTACTGCCGCAAGAATATTAGCTGTGTCTTCTTTATTCAAGACAAGTTCTTTTTCGTGAAGAACTGCGAGTTTACCAGAAGAACCCCAAGCGCCTGTAAAACCACCTGTGTCATAGCCCGCTATAGCTTTATAATTGTCCAAAGCTGCCTTAAGTTGTGCATATCTACCTTTGTCACTATTAGATGCAAATATACCTGCCTGTTCAATCTTTTGGGATAATTTTCCTACTTCGTTAACAAGCTCTATGTATGAACTCATACCAACACTAGCCAAAATTGCTTTCATTCGTTCTTCAGGACTATTACTTCCCGCTCCAGTAGTACCACCATAATATACATTACCTTTATCATTTGTTTTAAAACCTGTATCTTCAATTCCGTGAGTAGTTCCTAAAAAGCTAAACTTACTTCCAGACTTTATACGGTCTTCAGAACTTGCAAACCCTCCTGCTCCGCCATAATAAACGTTAGGAGTCTTATTCGTTCCTTTACCAGTCGGTGTTCCACTGCCACTACTACTACCACCAGGACCAGGTACTTCTGCTCCGGTAACTTCAGTTATAGGACCACTTGGAACATAAGTTTCATTCATTTTTTGAGCTTCAAGACCTTGAAGTCTTAAATATTCATTGATTTTTTCATTAGCTAATTGAATTGCAGCTGCAATTTCGTTCCATTTTTCTTCTACTTTTACAAGTGCATTCCAATATTCATCCATTGCTCTGGCAGAGTCACGAGCCAAGTTTTCAGTTACACCAGTAAGATTTTCTACTCTTTCTGAGAGCATATCAACCTTACCTGCGACATTGGTAATATCCTCACCTGCCGCAATCGAACCCTGTTCAACTCTTAAGAAATATTTATTTAAAACAGTAGTACAGCTATCTAAAGCATTTGTTACATTCTGTTTAATACTATCTGCATCAGTAGAGTTCCACAATCTGCACATTTCCGCAGCATACGAACTCCATTCTTCAAGACTTTCCTCGTTAACCTCTTTACCCTTATTGAGAATATCATCATATGAAGTTCTGATAGCTTCATCAAGAGTTTCGTAGCTTGTGATACCGTGTTCCTTAAAGCTATCAATTAACTCCTTCTGCGTATCAGTCATTATCGTATAATTATCTGCATTAGTCTGATATAATCCCCAAAGAGTTTCTGCGGTTGCCTGGTTTAAATCCTGTTCCATCTGGGCCTGTTGAGCCATAGCCAGAGTAAGAACACCAGCTTCGCCCCAATAGTATTCCTTAAGGTATTCTATCTGAGCGGCGATCTCCGCTTGTTTCTCTGTGTCTGCGGTAAGGGCCTGTTGTTCAAGTTCAGAAATTCTTTGTAAAGCTGTCTGTGTAGTGGTGTTAATAGACTCTGTCATACCGAGCCAAGAGTCTTTAACATAACCATAATAGTCACCATTAGCCTTAGCTAAATCTTCTTCCTTTTCTGCAATAGCATCAGTATCCGCAACATACTGATAACTCCAGTTACCATCAGTACCTCTGGTTAACTTCATTGCGTTTTTATTATTCTGTGCTTCTTCCAAAGCGATTTGAGCTTGATATACAGCTAAACGCTTTTCTGCAAGAGTAATATCATATTCACTTAATTTATTCTTATCCTTAAGTGAATCAAGCTGTTCGTCCATTAAGGTTTTGAGTCTTTGCTGATTTTTTAAACCACTGGTATTACTAATGGCTTTTTGCCATTTGTTTTCCATTTCGTTTATTTCAGTAACTCTTTCAACCGCATCGTAGTAACCCTCAGTTGCCGCCTTAACGTCGTCCCATTGTTCAGAAATCTGAGCAAAAGTCTTACCATTACCTATCTTCTTTTCAAGTAAATTGAAAATGTTTTCAATAGAGTTAGTAGCTTCTTGCTGAACAAGCTCAATAAAGTTTACTTCTTCTGATTGAAGTTCCATTATAGCCTGTGACCAAGCATCTTTCCATTTCTGAGCGGATACTGAGTCAGCACCATTTCTCTGAACTTCTTGATTATACATTTCTTCATAGAAAGCTTGTTGTTCTCTTAAAGACTGCATCTTTGAAACAGAAGCATCTACTTGAGTTGAAATCTGTTTACCCTTAAGGTCAAAAGCATCTTCACCATACAAAAGCTTGATTAACTGACCTTGATGTTCCAACATTGTGTTAATGTCTTCATACTCTTTATTAAGGTCTTCAAACTTTTGAAGAGCTTGGTCAATACCTTCGAGGTATCCATCCCATGCACTGCGGTATAAGTCATACATAGATGAAGCTTCCGCAATAAGAGCATCTCTATATCCCTTAAGATGTTCTTGTGCTTCAGATACACTGGCGAACATATTGCTTGACCCGCCATTCATCATCTTATCAATTTCACCCATTACAGTATTAGCTGCACTGTTGTTAATTGAATAAGCAGAAAGCGATGCGTCCATTTGGTCAGCAATAGAAGAAAGTTCAGCCGATACATCTGCAAATACATCTTTAAAGTTTTGAGAAATCTTACCTATAAATTCTGCCCAAGCCTTATCAGCATTAGCGAAATCTAATTGAACTTGAACCTCTGCTTTCCAAGCATTAAGCTCATTACCTAATTGAGCAAAGTAGTTACTTTGAAGGTCTCTTTCATTTTGCTGTAATTCAGAAACAAGAGCATCATATCTGGAGATTTCTTCTTTAAATTGATTAAATCTCTCTTCTTCAGCTTGGAATACTTGTTCTGCGGCGGCGTCCTTTGCCGAGGCATTGTATGCGGCAACCGCGTCATTGTATCTCTTAAGGGCTTCCGCAGTAACAGCCGCGTAATTGACAATCTTACCAGACTGTTTATCAAACTGGAGCCCGCTCTTACCAAGACTTGCTTGAAGCTCTCCTGCCTCTTCAAGTTGTTCCCCTCTTAAAGCCTTAAGCTGTTCTCTTTGTTGCTCTAAAAGTTCATTAGTTTCTCTTAAACTTCTGGCTAACTCATTACCAAATAAATGTTGTTGCTGTTCAGCAACCAAATCCATTGAATGAGAAATTGCTTGGAGGTTTTCATTGAATTCATAGTATCTATCGAATTCATCAGCATATTCTTTATTTTCCTTCTTTGAAGAAGAACCTCCGCCAGAGGAGCCCATAATTGAAGCTTCATTAACATTATCTGCACTTTTCCAAGTTGCTTTCATTCCAGCGTAAACTGTTTCCAGATATTGTCGTTCTTCTGCTGTTAAGTCTTTTTGTGCTAACGCGGCTTCAATAGTAGCTCTAGCTAATTCTCTAACATTATTTGCCTGAATAGCTGTTGCTACCGCAAGTCTTCTTTTAGCTTCTGCCTTTTCATCATCAGTACCATTTCTTAAATTATCTAAAGTAGCTTGAGCATCTAAGGCTTGGTTTAAAGCTAACTCTTCCAATTTAGCTTTAGTTAATTGGATAACGGCTTCCTTATTCATTTTAAGGTTGCCTTCTTCATCCAACAATAAAGCAAGGTACGAAGGACCAAGAGCAAGAACTGACTGTAAAGTATCTACAGAAAGATAGTTTTGTTCATTAAATTCTTCCTGTGCGGCAGCCATTGTTTTATAAGCAGATTGAATATTATCTATTTGTTGATTGGTATTAGTAATAGCTTCTGTTGTTCGCTCCATAGACAATACGCCTTTTTCTTGTAGAGCAACATAATTTTCTAAATCTGCTGTATATTTTTCGGAACTTTCATTATATTCTTTTCTGGCTTTTAAAACTTCAGTAAAGTTCGTATCACTTTCTTTACCAGCTTTTTTAATAAATTCGTTATAAGCCTTAGTTTCTTCTTTGGTTGCGGTTTCTTTATCATACTCTGTTAAAAATTTCTCAATATCTTGTTTAGTTGAAGCAAATTTTGAAATTTTTAAATCATCAAAATTTTCAGACTGCAACATTTTATCAAGTGTAGTATTAAAAGTAGTATTATTACCTGCGTACCCTTTTTCAACTCGTTCTAAATTACCTGTAGTGGTTTCAATATCAGCATTAATTTGGTCAATAACTTCTTGAGGAATTTTTGTTTGGGCTACGTGGTATAACGCCATTGTCTGCTGAGTTCCTAAAGATTGTTGAGCAAATCTTGTAGGTCCAGTTATACCAAATTTAGCAGAGGTTTGATAGAAACTAGGGTCTTCATATACTTCCTTAGCTTGTTCAAATGAATAGGATTTTCCTTCTGTATCAAAAGATAAAACATCTTGTAAACGTTTGTTATGATAAAGTGTTTCATAACTTCCCATAATCTGTTTATCTATATCGTCTATCTTTCCTTTTTTAGCACGATCTCTTGCAGCTGCACTAGACTCAAAATAATCTAATTCAGCATCATTTAGACCTGAAACAAATTCTTCTGCTTTTGTTTCGTTCCAACCTTCTTCTAACAATTTTTTAACAAAATTGTTTTGAACAGCATAATCACTTGCATTGTCAATAGTACGAATAATTTTATCTTCTAATTCAGCTATTTGCTTATCTGTAACTTCTGAACCATATAATTCTTTAGCCAAGCTTTGAATTTTATCTCTGTATTCTGATAAATTACCATCGAAATCTTTAAAAGCCTCTTTGATGGTAAAGCTATCCATTTCTTCATTAGCTTGTTTTAAACTATCTATAACTTCTTGATTTTCAGATAAAATATTTAATATTTCTGCAGCAGTCTTAGACTCACTATCAGCAAGAGCTTTGTACAATCTTTCGCTATCTTTTCCAGCAGCTGCTTCAAATAAGTCGTCTAAATTTACATCTCCCATAAAAGTGGTATCTACACCAAATTTATTATTAAGATCGCTTAAAATATCCTGACTTTTTAAATCCAGTCCTGCTTTATAGGTTTTTTCAAACGCCATTCCGTCGAAAACTCTAGCTACTTCTGCAGTTAGCTTTGGTATATCATCAATAGGGCCTAATATAGCACCTTTAATTGTATTTTCAAGACTTGCTGCTTCTTCGAGTTGCTTTTTGGAAATTAAATCAGCATTTGCTTTTAATAACCCTTGTGCCCTAATAGCCTGATTTTCATAAGCGTTTTGTAAGTTTGTGTCACTAGCGCTTTCTAAGCTACTCATAATTTCTTGAAGTTCTTTATAACTTGCTGATAATGACTGAATTGCTAAATCTTGTTCTCCATATTGTCTACACAACTCATAAGTTTCCATTCTTAAAGAATGTAATTGCTCTTCGTTTAAACTGTCGTTTAATTCTTCATATTTATTTTTTAAATTTTCTAAGGCTTGAGCTTGTTCTTCTTGTATTTTTACTTGGTTCTCGGCACTTTCTAATAGCTTTTTATTTTTTTCAACTTGATTTTCCGCAGCTTCTACCAAGCCTTTTACTACTACTGTAACAGCAGCATAAATTACAGCTAAAGCCATTAAAGCAAGGCCTACTGGACCCATTGCAGCTGTTAATGAGCTAAAAGCAGCTTTTAATCCACCTGTTGCTGTAGTAGCACTAGCCATTGCGCCAGTAGCATTGTTCATTGCCGTTGGAATTTGCTTTAATGAATCTACTGCTTTCGTGGTAAATTTGTTAATTCCACTAGTTATAGTATTAAGTCCAGTCTTAACAAAAGGAATATCTTTAATTTCAGGAAAAGCAAAAGCTATGCTACTTGCTGTCCCAGCAAGATTACCCAAACTAGCAGTTATCTTATCAATAAGGGACATATCATCATTAGTCCAAATTTCTGTAAAGCTTTCAATACTATTCATAGCACTACTTAAAGCAGTAACTCTAGTTGTAAGCTGAACTATACTATTAGCAAAAACTTCTGTTTCTTTTGCTTTTTGCAACATGTCTATTGACTCTTCAGACATTTTTTGAGCATGAGTACCAACGTCCTGGGCAATTGTATATCCAATTGCATTTTTTGCATTTTGTTGAGCAGTATTTCGTATCTTATTTTCATAATCTTTTATTTCATTTATACGCAGCTTTTTTTCATCATCAGGCAGAGTTTTATTGTTTTTAATTTCATCTATTCTTTTTTTAAAAAAATCTAATCCTTTAGTAGCATTATTTACTGCTTGTAAAAATCCATCAAGATCTTTTTCATTATCAATAAGATTTGTAATCCATTCAGCATTTCCATCTGTCTGTGTCTTTATTCTTTGGAGAAAAGCTTTTTCATCAAGTTTAAAACCACTAAATTTAGCTTGCTTTGCCATATCTGTAAAGAATTCTGCTTGATAAAGTTGTTGAGCTTCTTCATCACCGTCATAAAGACCGGCTCCACTAAAGGAAATCTCAGGTTTAGCTTTATTCTTTATAAAATCTGCTAAGAAGCTTATTTGAGATAAAGTTTGTTTAGATACTTCTAAAGCTTCTTGAGGAATTTCTACTCCTTCTTGGTCCGCTTGGTTTACAACTTTTCTAACTTCTTGTACGTGCATACCCATAGTTTGTCTAATAGGAGAGTCTGGTGTAAAAGCAGCATTGGCTTGTGACTCCATAGCAAAAAAACTATCTGCAAATTGATGGTTTGCTGCAATAGTTCGAGGATTTTTTAAATCCATATTAGTCATTATGGTACGCATACCACTAATCATATCTTTTTTAAAGATTTGCGTCATTAATGGTAAAATCGTAACTAATAAACCTTTGACACCGCCAAGACCATCAATTACATTACCAATAGCATCAACAAATTTACTAACGCTATCGGTCATTTTAATAAAAGTCTTGTCTTCAATAATTTGAGTATAAATCTTCTGTAAAGAAGTTTGCACTCTCTTTCTTGCGGCTTCCCAAGACTCTGCATAAATATCAGCTTGTTCTTGAAGTGTTCCTGTTGAATTCTTTGCGGCAAGGACATTTTTCTGCACATCACCCCAGTTATCCATAAGAGCAATAAACTGTGCGTACTGTCTTGTACCCGCAACAGTCTGAGCTAATGCAGTCTTTTCTGCGGCAGTAAGTGTTCCCCACTTAGCACCTACATCTTCGAGGGTTTCATCCAACTTTTTAAGAGAGCCGTCCGCATTAAGAACTTCTACCCCTACTGATTGAAGACCCTTTGAGTATTTAGTAAGGTTAACTCCATCTTCAAGTGTTTCTCCAAGAGAAAGACTTTGAATACGAGAGAAAATAGTTTTAAGAGCAGTACCTACTACGTCTTCACTCTGACGAGTTTTATCAATAATAGTAGCAAGTGCGGCAGTAGCATATTCAAAGCTCAAGCCTACTGTTTTACCAATAGATGCGAACTTTGATAAACCAGTTGTAATTTCCGATGAAGAAGCGGCGGTCTTCGCACCGAGTTCTGTGATTACGTCACCGTAGTATTCGAGCTCTTTAGTGCCGTCCGCAAAGTTGTTCCAAACAGCTGTCATAGCTGAGGAGGTTTCTTCTACAGAGTCCTTTGTAACATTGGACATCTTGATTGTTACATCGGTTCTTTCCTTAACGTCTTCAGGACTAAGACCCTGTTGGAAGTAAATCAAGGACGCGTCTGTGTAAGCAAGAGTTGTAGCACTCAACTGTTTAGCAGATTTATTAGCCTCTTTAGCAAAATCTGCCATTTCGTCTGCAGACTTGCCTGTAACTATTCTAATATCATTTAAAGAACTATTGAGGTCTTTAGCATAACTGTATGCTTGTTGCATACCACTTGCCAAAGCATTGATTGCAGTTGAAGAAATCTGCCAACGAACAGTATTCTTTAAAGTTGTCTTAAATTCTTCAAGAAGTTTATTTGTTCGTTTTAAAGGCATTTCCGCATTAGCAACAGCGTGAGCTATTCTATTAAAAGTAGCTTCACCCTCTGGCCCAAGATTATCTAATACGGTAGCTATTTTATTAGCATCAAGACCAGCTTTTTCCAATTCTTTTCTGAAATCGTAAAGGTCAAGATTACCAGTAGAAGAGGTTGCTTTATGTAAAGCATTTTCTAATATATTACAGGTTCTTACAGCTTCCTGTAAATCTTCACTAAAGCCAAAGCCAACATTAGACATAGAGCTTTGTCTCAATTTAGCTATATCATTAGTTAAATCTTTAAGATTAGCTTTAGCCTTTGAGGTATCAGAATGGAACGTTAGTCTGACGTCAATATTTCTATCAGCCATTTAATTTCTCTCCTTTTCTATCAAAATTCAAGTCAATAAAAAAAGTGGTCGAGATATAAGTGATGTCTATCACCTCATCTCGACCATTTATCACTCTTATTTTAATTAAAAATTAAAGCGGAACAATTATTCTATTTAGCCCATTTTCTCTACTAATTCTTTAACAAATTCTATTTCTTCACCATCTGAAATTCTATTAAGCACTTCTGTCCACTGGTTCATTGTTTCCTGTGAGCCAGAATTAAATTTTTTAATTACACCCATAATAGAATTTTCATAAGCATAGATATTCTGAATTGTGTTAAGTGTAACCTTAAGAACATTAGTAACTTCTTCCTGCGGCATTGCTTCATATACAGGCTGAAGTGCTTCCATATTACTTGCAAGAATTTCATATGTTTTCTGGATATTTTCAAGCTGCGCCTCTGTGAAAGAAATACTTGTGTAGTGTTTAAGCAACATTACCTTACTCCATACTTCAAAACGATAGGGATTAAGGAAACCTTCTGTACCTACTACATTTTCACAAATCTCAGCAGTAAGATTTGACTGTTCTTCGATTGTTAAGTGATTAGATACTTTAATTACATTATCTCCCACTTTAACATCTGTAAATTCAGGTTTCTTGGCTGTGAAACCAAGAGCGTTAATTGTAATCTTTTTTGCCATAGCAAATTCCTCCTTTTATATCTATATATATTATAACATAATTTTTATATTATGTCAAGGTTTTACATATTCAATTAATTTATCAATAGTTTCTTTTTGTTTATTGTTTATATGTGAAATAATATATCTTAAAGCTTTAGAATTATCTTCATAAAATATTTTTTTAATAGAATCTGCATTTAATTTCGTTTCGTTTTTCTTTAGAAATTTGAACATTGCAATTAAATTATTTACGGAATCTTTACTCATTAGTTTTGTATTTAATCCCTTAACCTGATATTTACCTACGTCACCCTTTTTATATCCTTCTTCCGTATCTGTTTTAGAAGATAATATTGAGCGAACCTCCATTTTATCTACTGTATTATTGTCTTTTGTATTCTTGCAATATTCTAAAGTATGCTCTCTTATCCATCCATAGTTAGTAGCTATTCTATTATTTATATCATTGCCTCTATAGTAATAATATCCTGGAACATTTTTATTATTTGACTGATAAAAATACATACCTAATGTATCCGTAATATTGTCGTATTTAACATTAAATTCATAAACCCTACGCGGTTCTTCTTCTCCTTTACGAGTTATATCTACATGGTTTCCTGTGTATTTTAAAGTAATCCCAATATCTTTATTTGTTTTTTCATTTCGCTCAGTTGTATAAGCAGATCTTAAGACCCAAGCGGCATATTCATACAATTTTTTAGCTTTGTCAGAAACAGAGTATACTTTTCGAGACTTAATGCTATCAGCACCCGATATACTAAATTGAAATCCTTTAGAGGACGAGTATTTAAGAACATTATTAATAAAATTTTTATCTAAATATGACCCTTCAAAAAAATCGCTATCGGCGTCTTTTGAATAAAAAAACAATATTTTTATAGAAGCCTTTGTTAAAATTTTAACCAAATTATAATTTGCTTCCCATAATTGTCGAGCGTATTTTTGAATATTTGCTTCATCTTTATTTTCTTCAGCTTCTTGTAATTTAATACCTGCTTCAAAACCCAAATTAATATAATATTTATAAGTTTTACTATTGTTTGAAGCAATTTTATTAACAGCATCTGAAAGCAATTTGTCAATATCGCCTTCCGTAAAAATTTCATATTCATTCTGTTTTACTCTCGCCATACTTAAAATACCTCCAATCTAAAAAAATAAAAGCGGGGAGCTTTCGCCCCCCGCATTTAATTAAGGACCTTCGTCGGGATCAGGTACTGTGATTGTTGCATCACTGTGAGTTGTTGTATGGCTTGCTGTTACAGTTTCAACTGAACCGCCGCCAACAATAGCGATGTCACAAACTACCTGCTTTGAAGTATCGAACTTTGTGTACGCAGGGAATGCGTCCATTACGAAGTCGAATGTTGAAGGATCTCCGTTAGGAGCCATTGAGATTGTAAAGCCAGACTGTACCTTAACCTTAGGGAATGTAAGTGTTGCAGCCATGTCCTTACCATCCTGGTTTCTGTAAAGTGTGTCAGCTTCTACATAGAAGTAACCACCGAAGTCACCGGGCTTGATTGAGATTACTGTGCAGTTATCTTTCATAACTACATAGAAGTCAAACTTAATTGTCTTACCATCGTAAGTAGTATCAGCCATTGTGAAAGTTACTTCACCTTCTGTATCTCCGCTAGTTTCTGTTGAAGCAGCTGAGATTGCACCAGGAGTTACCCAACCGATAATAGCACCGTTGTTGTCGAGTACAGTACCCTGAGGCTTAGCAACTGCGTCTGTACAAACTTCAATCTTTGTAGTAGTACCGGGAAGACCAAGTTCGTTAATAAGAGCAGAGTTCTTAATTTTAGCAGTCTTATTGTCTACTCTAGCATCCATTGTGATATGAATGTGCTTCTTGTTGTCAGCAGAAGCGTCTTCAAAACCAGCACCAGAAAGTACTGAAAGACCGAGAGGACTCATAAGGGCATCTGTAACTGTAAATGTTACAGTTTTTTCCATTTGTATTCCATATAGTTCGTTAAGCTATATGCGTTCTCTTATGAACTGCTATGCCTTTATGTATACGCATAGATTAGACTATATCAATCATCCCGCTTAATGCAGGAGTTCCGAGCTTCGGGTCACTTGACCCTACTCCCCTGAGGGATAGTCGTTGAACCTTCTTTAGAGAATCTTTTTTGTTTTTTACTGTTCTCACTTGGAGTGACCTTTTGAAGATTGGATAATTTATTATTTTTAGGATTATCATCAATATGGTCTATTTGAAAACCATCTAAATCAAAATCATTATTAAAAACACAATAGACAAGTCTATGTATGTAATAATGTTTATTCTTTTCAGGACTCATTGAAATCCTTACGTATTTCTGGTTTTCATCAAGATGCAAAAGACGATTAGTTTTATTATTCTTAATCCTGCCCATATTAGAAATAGAATATCTTTCGTTGAATGGAATTACTTTCCATTCTTCATCTTCTAAGTCTTGAACATTGTATCTTGCGGGCTTGCGTTCTTGCTTGCCGCATTTTTTAAGATGTTCTTGGGCATTGTCTTTTGCAGAAATCCATTGTAAATTATCTACATTATTATTTAATTTATTTTCATCTTTATGATGAACGTAAGGTAAATTGTTTGGATTGGGAATAAAATATTGAGCAACAAGTCTATGAGCGTATAGCATCCGACTCTTTTTAACACCTTGTGCCATTTCATCGTTTATTGCCAAAGCATAAACACGATAACCAACATTATCAATCTTACCTTGTAAAAAGCGATTACATTTCTTACTATAAAGTCTTCCATCGCTATAAATTAAATAATCCGAATCTTCTTTTAATTCTCTAAAGCTTGGCTGCTGAACGTCTTCTTTCATTTTAATTACCTCCAATTAAAACTTGGGAAGATTTAACAGCAATTCACGGAATATTTCTAAATATCATTACTGATATTGGAAGGGCAAAAAACTATTGTTTTTACTCCGTATCAGCTATCTAGCCGCGAGTACCGTCCCTTCCCAAGACATAAGTCTGTTGTATCCTCTACCGCCGTAAGCGTAGTTAGTAGTTGTTGCTTGTTCCATACTTGATGCTGTAGCAGTATCAATTACAAAAACTGGCTGACCAGCTTTAAAAGCTGTCTTACCAATAGTGATATCTGAGAGAGCCTTAAAGGTTACGTCACAGATTTCACGGCTACCAAATCTAGTTACCATAAGTATTTTCCTCCTTATAAGAATTAAATAATATATGACTTAAGGATGTATGCTATCCATCCAGTGGTCAACTTCATCAATTTTTACTCCGGCCAATCTTGCCTGAGTAATATAATCAAATTTTGTTTTGTTCTCAAATCTTTGAAATTCATCAAATAATTGAAATACTGTGTAATTTAATAAAGTGTTAATATCTTGACTTTTGCCAACCGCAAGAACTGAAACATATCTACTAAAAACGTTAATATCTTTACTTTCTCCTTGCGAATTTAATTGTTGTACTTTTGCTCGTGCTTTTCTAAATTTTTCTGCTATCTTTTCTGCTCTCGTACCCTGTGGGTTATATTCTGTAGCACCTTTATTTAATATATGGTCTAAGCAAAACATTGTACGTATTATTTGTTGGAATTGTTCAAAATTGAATTCATTTATTCTAACCATTCCCATTTTCTCATTTGTGAGAATAAGATAATCTTCGTAAAAATTAACTTCATAATTAGGAAATAATAAACTCAAAACTTTGATTACTGTCTTTTTGAAGTGTGTGTAATTTTTATCACATATTATTGACATAAATATTTGAAAATCTGAAGCGTCACTTATAACACTTTTGTCCTCGAGATTAAGTAATTTTTTAATTGACGCTATCAGATTACATCCAGTAAAGAAATCTTCTTCTCCTATATAACTAATTTCTCTAATAGTAGGATTATGGATAATTGTAGTAGCTTCCGCAAAAGGAATATCAATTCCAGATAAATATAATAGTTCGTTCTTCATTATTCATCTTCAGGCTCAATAGTATCATCATCTGAATGAACAGCTCTATATACCAAACAATAGCCTGCCAAATCTTCCGATAAAATGATGCGGCCCGCGCTAACAAATTCCAAAGTTCCTATTCCAGTGAGCTTACTATTGTTTAAAATACCATCAATGTATCCAGCTATTTTTATAGGACGCTGTCTATAATTACCTAATTCCCAAACACTCGGATGGCAAATAATATCTATCATAATAACACAATCTCTATAATGAGTATTTGTGTAATTAGGAGTAAAGTCATCAAAGCTAATAATTATATAAGATTTAAGGTCTTCATTTTCTCCAAACTGTAATTTAGGCTGAAGTCGTACATAGCCTTTCTTAACAATGTCATTAACACTCCAGTCTGTATACTCTTGATACTTTACATCAACAGCATCCAAACAATCCTTTTCATTAACAACAAGCAATTTCTTAAGAGCGTTGCTATGAGGTTGACTATCAACAAATAATTTCTTTATGATAAGCTCAGTATCTTTCTCACAAGAGAGAAAAGAAGAATTAAGCTCACCAACATATCTCCTTGAACCTCTCATTTAAATTCTCCTTTTATAGCGAGTTAATAGTTACTTCTTTTTCAATAGTAGTAATTCCATTACTATATTTTACAACAAAAGAGCCAGAGCGGCCAGTAACTACATCTATAACACAATAATCTATTGACGTTTCTTTAATTTTCACTTTCTTTGAGTCAATAGTAAATGTACCATCAACCAATCCACGAGAATAAAATCTAATATTTGTATCGTAAGGATTAACTGTGTCTGGGCCGTCTATGTAAGGAGCAGTAGGTTCAATAGGTTTAATTTCTGGTGCGGGAGCCGCCTCTTCCTCCTCTGTCGGGTTATCGAAAGTTTCCTTGATGTAAACATCCATGACCCCGGGCTGAGAATATTTATCGGTCGCCGCAACAACCCAGTTATGTCCATCAAATTTAATTACTCTATGACGAGTAAAGTATTCCTTAGTTTCTTCATTTGCTTCAATGGTAAACATTATAGAATAGTTTAAATCATTAAAAGCAATATTATGTTTCTGACTCCAAACTGTTGTTGTTTCTACAGGTCCTCTTACAGAAACTCTGTAAGGTCTGCCGCCTACAATAAGTTCATAATCACATTTACGAACTATTCCTCTAAAATAAGCCTTTTCAGTTAATTCTTGCCAACAAACAACCCAATATGTTTTAGTATCATCCCAATAAAGCACATCACCTACACGAATACCTGATTTAAAATCAATACTAATTTCCTTCTGGTCGGTATCCATTGTAACCTTATTAGGATTTATCAAACACTTGTGTTTATTTCTAAACATTTTAAAATCTCTATCGTACAAAGTAACTGTATCAGCACTCTGATAAGAATTTTCTAAAGCACTTAAGAAAGAGCGATACTTTCCAACAACATTGGCATCATTTAAGCCTCCGCCATGATACTTGGCTCTTGTTTTCATCATATCAAGACCTGACATCACTCTTCCTCCATTTCTAAAATAGTATTTTTAATTTTAGAACAAATGCTTAAACATTCAAAGATAGTTTTTCTAAAATATAAGAAATCTTCTTCTCTTGTTAATTTAGTTAAACCTATTAGTTTACAAATCATAGAAAAGAAGCAAACACCGCCTTTTTCCAAAAGTACATCGAAACCAATAAGTTCTATAATTAAATTCTCTAAAAGCGGGAGCCAGTCTCCGCCCTCTTCTCTATAAGGCAAAAGCTTAAAGATTTGATTGGTAATTACTTCAAGTCGACTTAACACAATCTGTTTATCTACTTTGAAGCCATAAGTCAATTCCATTTTATTTCCCCCTTACACAAGAGAATCTAAAGTAGATTGAACTTCACCATCAACAAATCTTCTTCTCTTATATAAACGCTGTAAATGTTTACTTTCTTGCTTATAAGAGTCAATCAATGTCTTTAATTTAGCCATATGATTAGCCTGTGAAGAGAATTTAAAATCAGCACCGCTATATTTAAGTCTAGTGTTTTCAACAGTAGCAAGTTGCTGTCCTAACCACTCTACTACCATATTTAATGCAACAATATTTATTTCTTCTTGAGTAAGTTTAGTATTGAAATGACCACCAACCCAGATAACTGAATATGTTTCGCGGTAATCGCTATCTATACCTTCGTACATTCCGCCCTCGTCCAAATATCCTAATTCATAATCATAAATATTAAAACGAGGAAATTCAAATGCGGAGATGCCGTTAATAAGTAATGTCTGGAGCATCGCGTAAGTATCGACCTCAGTTAACTCCATATACATATTATCTGTTACTCTGTTCAAGAAGCTATCATAGATAACAGAAAAGGGAGTTTTATTAGTTTCCATTCTAACTTACCCCCTTATCTTATTGTTGATTATTATGGAAGAGAGGGTAAAATTAAATCTACCCATTTTCTCACTCCCAAATTATGAAATTACTTTGTAAGGTGCAGCTGCTCTGCGGGCAGGCTTTTCTTCCACCTTTTCTTCTTGTGTAATAGGTGCGGCTCTTCTCTGCTTTGTCTGGACATTGGAATCTGACCCGTCGCCGCTTTCCATCATATATCTCTTGTTTTCTATTGCTTTATTTATGTCAAATCCTGTCTTTTCAAAAATAACTTGTCTTTTTCTTGTATCAGGTACTTCACATTCAACAGCCAATGATTTAAGGATTTCGATACCACCATCATTAGCAAATTCAAGGCAGTCAAGCAACTGTTCAATACTTCCCGCAAGAAGAAGATTTTTAATATCTGCTTCTGAGTAGTAATACTCGGGTTCAACTTCTCCAAGAAGAAGTTTTACTGCCTCTTCATTTTTAAGTACCAAATAGCTCTTTAAAAGCTCAGCTCCGCCCTGTGTCCAAGAGAGCTGTTCAAGTTCACCAAAGCTAATTTCTTTAGTTTCACCGGCACTGAAACGTCTAACAAGTCCGCCATAGTTATCAGGTACCTCATATACTACTGTACCACTATGTCTGTTAATAACAGGAATCATTGTATTCTTTTCCATATATTTTTCTCCTTTTAACTCTTAAATATGAAGAATGCGGGGGAGAAATTCTCCCCCATATCCTCCTTTTAATCTATGTTAAGATTAAACTACTGATTTTGTAAGGCTTGAGTTCTTGTATACACAGATACCGTGGTTAACTGTGATAAGACCTACGCCGACTTTCTTGTATGTCTGAAGTTCCTTAGACCAGTCTTCTCTGTCGATGTCACGAACAGCTGTGTTACCTTCGATAACAACCTTGATAGGCTTTTCAGCACCGCCAGGGATGATGTATGCCAATGAAGGATCTACAACCTTAGTTGTATTTGTTTCATCAGTCATTGACTGAGGAAGGATAACTACGTTATGACCCTTATAGTTTCTGAGGTAACCCTTAGACCAGAGTTCGTTCTTCATACTTTCTGAAACGCCTGAAGCCCAAGCACCTGTGTTAGCAGGGAGCATCTGAGCAGCGAATTCATAAGTACAGAAGATAGTAGATGAACCATTTGTACTGTAAGCGTCTGCAATAGAAAGAAGTCTATCCATATCAGCTTCTACGAATGAGCCACCTGTTACCTTGTTGTTTGCGGGAATGAGAGCACTTGAAACGAGTGAAGCAAGAGCCTTTTCGATTTCAAAGTAAATCCATTCGTCCATTCCTTCAACTACGATGCTGTAAACATCTGCCCAGTCGATCTTTCTATCAAGGAATTCTTCGATAGGAATGTAGCAAGCTCCGCCGATAGCACTTGTTTCTACTTCCATTGATGTACCTTCAAGCTTGAATACTTCGTATACACCTGCAAGTCCAACTCTTGTGATGAACTTCTTAGCTCTACGTCTTGAAGCTTCTGTAATCTTCTGTTTGAATACGTACTTTGTGCCCTGAGGAAGAACCATTGTTTCAGCAAACTGTTCAAACTGAGCATTTACCTTTTCAGGAAGTGTTTCGTCGATTGCCTTTTCAATGAGTTCAAATACTACGTTTTTGTTCGCACGATAGTCTGCGTATGTGCCTGTGAGGGCATCGAGTTCTTTACGAAGAGCGTTTGAAGCGTCCTTAGATGTGAACTTTTCTTCGCCGAATTCATATGCAACTGCGCCATTATCACTCTTAAGAGCAATATCAGCAAGTTTCATCAAATTTTCTCTATCCATTATTACTTCCTCCCTTACTGAATTCTCATAATCTTAACAGCATCCTGACCATCAGGCATTGTTGTAACAGCAGCTACTTCCCAAACCATTTCACCATCTGCGGGAGATGCGTTCTTTACGAGGTAGCCTGTTGTGTCTACTGTAAGCTTGTCGCCCTTGTCGTATGTGTCTGTTGTTTCAACAGCTTCGCCCTTCTTACCATCGAGTTCAAGACAGTTTGTTGTGATAATGTCACCAACGATTGTCTTCATAACTCTGGGTGTACCAACATTTTCAGCTGTGTTCTTAAGAGCAAAGTCTTTTGAAGTTTCTCTAGGTTCGTAAATCTTAATTTCATTAAGAGTAAGCATCCATTCGCCTTCGCCTGTAAGATTTACTTCGCCATTAGCATAATCGTATTTAACAAATCTACCGTTTTCCAAAGCCTTAATATTTGAATTAAGGGGCAACTGAGCATAGATGTTACCTGTTCTACGAGCAGAAAGATGATTAGGTTCTACCTGACCATAACCAACTCTTTTAATTTTCTGAGCCATTTAATTTTCCTCCTTAATATATTTTACTTTTTCTTTGAATTACGAAGTGCCTGAACAAAAGCAGGTACAGCAGCTTCATCTTCAATCTTAAAAGTATTAATGGGTTCTACTTTTTCTGACTTATCTTCTGCGAAACTTACCTTATTTCTTACACAGATAATAGAAAGTTTTGCTTCGATATCATCATAAGAATAAGTATCTTTGTTAGCAATAACATCTGCCTTGTCTTCATCTGAAAGCATTGTGAAAGAAGCAATGAGAGCATCCTTCTTTTCTGTTTCAACAGTAGCCTTAAATGAACGAAGTGTTTCAACTTCTTCCAAGAGAGCAGAATATTCAACCTTCAAAGACTCATAATCTTCTTCTAATTTATTATACTTTTTCTTGCTTTCGTCTTCTTCTGTTTTGTCCTTATTTTCATTATTTTTTTCTTCATCATCTTCTTTGTCTTTTTCGTCTTCCTTGTCTTCTTTTTCAAAAGTATCTGCGGGAGTTCCTTCAACAGGAGCAGGGTCAGCTACAGGTTCAACGGGTTCAGCTGCAGGTTCAGCCGCAGGAGTTTCTTCCGCTTTTACCTCACCCTCTGTTGCGGCGGGAGTTCCTTCTGCAACGGGTTCAGCTGCATCAGTTGTGCCTTCCGCTACTGTAGAAACTTCTCCCTCAGCTACAGTGCCAAGGTTTTCGAGTTCCATATTCGTTCCTCCTTCTTGAGTTTTTTCTAAAGTTTCCTTTAATTCTTGAATCATCGAGAAGAGAGTAACAACTGTGCTTCCCGCCTCATCTTTTGAACTAAATGTTGGAGCAGTAATTTTGCAACCTTCAAAACAGGGTTCTACATCGACACCTAAAATACATAAATTCTCAAAGATTGCGTCATTAATAATGAAAAATTCTACTCCTGTATTACTATTGGTTGACCAATGTCCTTTTAAAGTTTCTTCCTGTAATTTCATTGAATGTGGATTTTCATTATCTAAAGCCTGTTTACATTGTTTATACTGTTCTGTCCACAAATATCCTTCGGTAACTAAATATTCTCTCTCTATTTCGTTACCAAAGTCATCGGTGTCAATAAATGTCTGAAACCAAACTTTAGCATCTGGAGCAACAAAACCAAAGGGTTTAGTCTTATCTTCGAAAGTAATGCCTCTTTCGTCAATAGTAATTACTTCCCCGTGGTCTGTATAGTCTTCTTTGCTATCACTCCAGTATCCAACAATAGGAGTTCCAGGAAGTGTCTGAGCCATCTTCTCAGCCACTTCTTTGGAAATAAAGCTTCTATTTCGGTTTTCACCTAAATACAAAACTTTAATGTTACACTTTGAAATTAAGGGAGAAATAGAAGTAATATTAATAAACTCAGGCTCTCTAATAGTAGCCACGCTCATTCTATTATTCTTCATATTTTTCACTCTCCTAACTCATACTTTCCTGATTTTGGATAGTTTTTGTTGATTTTTCTCCGTCTTCTTTTTCGGGGCGGCCGGCGCCTTCTTTTGAAGTACCGCTGCCTGCGTTCCCGCCATCCTTTGTTTGATTTAGAATGTCTGCGTTCATTGTCGAAGACATCAAAGGAGGAATGAATACGTTTACTAAATCAAGTATATCATTTTCAAAGTAAGCATTTGCAAGTATGCAACTTTGAGGGATACCCATAGCCAATTGAGGAAACATCTTACCAAAACCTATCTGCATTTGTTCTTTGAACATTTTAGATAGTTCTTTGTAGTTATTACAAGTAGTTGGAAGAATGTATAAAGAAAAATAATATTTCTTGGGAGATTTATTAAAATCATCTACCAAAGTATTTAAAAATACCTCATATTGTGCAATTAAATTATACATTACTGACTCGTCATTGATTTGAGATTTTTCAAGAGCTATGTTACCATCTGTATTAAATAACATTTGAGAAACACCAGACTCATTAAATATCTGTCTTTCAATTCGCTGTAAAGAGTCATTCTGATTGGTTGCTGTATTATTATCAGCAAGTTCTTCCATTTCAACGTCGGCAAAAGTAGTTAAGACTGTAACACCCACAGCATCCGCAACCATTTTTACCGCATTTTTATGTAATTGAGCAGCTTCGTCAATATCAAATAAAAGTTCACCGTTTTTATCAACAGGCATCTTCTGTATCAAAAGCTTAACTAAAGATTGAAGACTTCTCTTTCTATCAACTTCTCTTGCTTCTTCCAAATCATACAAAAGAGGAATAACAGAGATAAAAGGCGGCGAGTCATCATTATTGAACGAGAACTTAATGGTATAGTCTGGGTCTAAGATATACCAACCGGCCTTCCCGCCTTGTTCTGTGGCAGGTAGCTTTCCCGCCTTGTAAAGTTTATATCCTTTAGTAAACTCTGCAGGGAACGCTTTTAAGACTCTTTCTCTTTCTTCTTTTGTTCTGAATTTTTCATCAAAGAAAGACATATTGAATTCTACAATAGGCTTGTTGTTACTGTAAAATCTACTTCTACAATAACTTACAGGCAACTCTTGCAGGAAATAAGTATCTTTTGCTTTAATACGATAACCATAATAGGCTCCATTTTGAAGAACCTTTAAGCTAATTTCACCCATTGTTTTCTTGACTTTAAAATCATCAAGCATTTTTAAACAAGCATAGAATTGCTGTAGCATCTTCTTATCAGGCTCTTTTTGTTGGTTCGTTACATCAGGAACTACGTATTTGTGGTGTTCCATTACATAAGGAACTACATACCAGTCATATCTATAAATAGTAGCCAAATATCTTAACAATCTTGAATAAAGTCCATTATACATAAAATGAGTTGAGATTGCTCTCATTTCGTCTACATTATTATTACTAATAGCATCTACTACTGCCTGTTTTGTATATGTTTTAGAAGTAACGCTATTACCTTTAAAAAACTCATCTTCAAAGCCAAAATCGGAAACTTTTTGTCTATTAACAGTTATGCTATTAAAAAACTTTGCAAAATCATAAGAGGTTCTTGGCTGCTTTTCGATTTCCTGTTCCAATGTCTTACCTCCTTATCTTAAAATTATTTTTCTATAATTATATTATAACATAAATTTTGATAAAAGTCAAATTAACTAATTATAAGCTGCTTTTATCAAGTAGTCATAATCTAATATACACTCTTCCCAATAGGGAATAATAACTAACTTATAGCCATACTTCTCACAGTATTCTCTTTTCTTGCGGTCGTTGAATTTTTGTCTGGCTAAACCCTGAGCCCCGCCAAATGCGGTCTTCTTTTCATAATGCTGGATACCTTGATATTCAATTAAGAAATCAATTTCCCCGGCATCGTCAAAAACGCAAAAGTCAAAGCGTAAGGGTCTACCATTTGAAGAAATCAAATCATCAAATATGAATTCTTCTTTATAATCAAGGCCCGCCGCGTCTAAAATATCACAAATCTTTATTTCTCCTCGACTTGCTTTCATAAGCGTCGCCTCCAAATCTTGCTCATATATAATATAAAAATAATCAAAGGGCAATTAAATAAAACTGCCCTTTGAAAAAAATTTTTTTACCCCATAAACATTAAATCTACCAATGATGATGTTTTTCTCTTTTTTCTTCTGTCTTCTTCCTGTTTTACGTAATACATTCCATATTCAAAAGAAGAAAAGCGGTCTTTAGGAATTCTTCTATTGTGTTGTTTAAGAATAACATTAACACCTTCATTATCTTCTACTAAATTTATCATCTGGTTCTTAAGATTATCTGTCAATTGGAATGGCATTAGTTTTATATTTCTTTCTTCGGGAGTCATTGCTTGACCCATTTTTGTTTCCATAAGTTTAATGCGGGCGTCTCTTTCTTCAATAAGGAAATTTACCTTCCCGCTACTTAATTGTGTCTGTACGTAAGTATGTGACTCTGTATTGATAGGTGCATTTGCTTTAATAATAAACATTGCATCTTTTACCATATCATTTGTTTTAAATTTCTTGTATTCTTGTCCCGCGTTTTCATAGGTTCCGCCCTCTACTCCAAATGGAGGGAGATAATCTCCTGTCTCTGGGTCGGTTTGTCCAATAACCATAAAGTCAAGCAAACCTACGCCAAGTCCGTTTCCGTCTATTACAAGAGATCTGGCTTTATAAGCAAAGAACAACTTTTTAAGAAAGATTGCTTGATGTTCAAAGTGTTCTGCTTCTTTACTATAAAAGCAAACAATAGATTTCAAAGATGTTCCTTGAGCTTGCGGGGTTACTTTGATTACAGTAACTTCTGTTGTACAGTCCTTACGTCCTACGTCGACTCCAAGCACATAATAAGCATTTTTGTTAGAGCGTCCGCTCCATTCATACTCTGGTTGCAGAAGTCTACGGTTCTTATCGAAGCTTTCCGCAGAATAATAGGATTTATCAGTATCTCCAGTCCATCTGGACATATATTCGCGGTCAAAGGAGCTTTCATCAAAACTTCCCTGTAACTTAAGGGACTGAATAAAGTTTTTAGGCTGTAGTCCTTCAATGACAGGTATTTTCCAAGTCCCGCCCATAACAAAAGTGTCATCAGGGTCGATTATTGACTCTGCCAACAATTCTATAAGTCTTTGATAAGGGAAAGTGTCCTTGAAGCCCGCAGTAGTAATGTATGTCTGACTTTGGTTAACTTTTTCTTCAGGTCTTCTGTCTCCGTTCGGGAGTCTTCTGTTAATAACAGTAGTAGGAATAACTACTTCGTTCAGCATTGTGGGATCGATCTGAACACATTCTTCCATTACACCGCCAGTTCTTCTTTGACCTCTACTTGACTCAAGTGCGGGAAGGATGGTTATTTTACTTCCGTTCTTAAATACATATTCTACACTATCTTTACTTTGTTTTGTCTTTCCTCTGTCCCAGTTAATTTCATTAGCAAGAGCAGGAATAATCTTACAGATTTCTTCTATTTTAGCTATTGTAATTGAACTTGCCTGAGACTTTCCGCCTGATGTAACGAATAGGTCTACTCCAGGGTAAAGCACAGCTCTTATCATCAAAAGCAACATTGTTAAGAAACTCTTTGAAAATCCTCTGGGGAAAGTAAAGTAAGTTTTTCTGTGACGAATTGCTGCCCGCAAAAATATTCTCTGATAGTAATAAAATTTAAATGTACTTTCTTCGCCTTTGATATGGTCTATAAAAATATCTGGGTATTCTCTATAGAACGCGATTTGTTTTCTTAATTCTGGCATACAAGCCATTAGGCGTTCTTTAGAGATTTCTTGTTTAGACTTGGGGTTAGAAGAGAGGTCTAATAGAGATTGTAAGCTCATATTATTCTTCCCCCCTCTTCTTCCTCATATTCCTTTATAAAATCATTATATTCCTTTAAATCAGTATCAGTAAGTTCAAATCCATCTTTTTCCATTTCTTCTTGCTGTTGTAGTATTTCTCTCTTCTTAATGTATTCTTCTATCATTCTTGAAATTGCTTGGTCTTCGGATATGAGCGATTTAGTGTATTCCTTAATGTCTCGTAAATCCGCATCAACAATATCTCTGTCTACACTTAGGTCAATTCGTGGTATAAAACCTGTTTCCAATTCGCAAAGCTCTACTATTTTACCATAACTTGAAAATTCTTCTGTTTTATTTTCTTTCTTTTGTGCTTCTGTAAATTTAGCGGATTTCATTAAAGCATCATAGTTTCTTGCTAATTTTGAGTAAGTATCATAGTCGCCACTATCAAGAGCAGTATTTACTTTCAATGAAAGTTTACATATCTGGATAAGGGTGTCTATACGTCCGGCATCTTGAATATCAAAAGAACTACTAAAATCTTCATATTTCTTTTCCATATATATCCAGTCTGCGGCGGAGTAGAGTCTACCCCATTTCATAGCAAGATATATTTTTTCTTCTTCAGAAAGCTCATCTTCCATATTAGGAAGTTCAACAGTAGCGTATTCCTGATCCAAAGTTGGAAATGCGGCGTTCGACTGAGGATCTTGTACCGGGGTAGGGGTCATACTACCTGGGTCGCCGCTCGGCCGCATAGTTTCTTTATATGTATTCCACTGGGCTTCCGTAATTTCCCCATCAACATATGCCTGCCGCATCTGTTTTACTTTTTCTTGGAATGCTTCTTCTGTTGTTCCGTATTCTTCTTGAATACGCTTGGCTTCCGCAGCCAATCTTTCTGTATCTTCCCAACGATAGTCTTTGTGTTGTTTAAGTTTCATTATACTGAGGTATTTACCAAAGATCGAGCTACCGTTGATTTTCTTGGGGTCTTTGGCAATAGCCTTATCTCTAATGGAGTTCCATTCCGCTTCAATGAAGGGAACGTCAAGTTTCTCCATTATCCAGAGAAATGTCTCTGGTTCGTATACATTTAAGTGCATAGTTAAACAACTTTTGCACATTTCTAATTTAGTTCCATCTCTGTAAGTGTAAAACTTACTTGCTACCATAGTTTTCTTGCATTTTTCACAATAGAAAACTTCCTGGGCAGAGCTGCTTGCCGCCATTA